CGCTTCGGTTCAGAAATCTTCCATTGTTTGGAGCACTGCCGATGCTGGCGAACTTTACCCATGGATGCATCTGCATTATGACGGTCTTCTGAGCGGCAGCAATTGGACTGTTAATGTAGATGGTACGGGCTCATATTCAGAACTTGATGTGTGGAACCGCATTACATGCGCGCAGCAAGAGAATACTAAGATTGAACTGACGCCCGGTAAGATGACCTTACACGCCAACACAGCTACCCAGCCACAGCTTACTATTACTAACACCGAAGTTGTAGTTAACGAAGGTAGTTCCGGCGCTCAAGATTTCCGTGTTGAATCGAATGGGCAGACTCATGCTTTCTTTGTCGATTCTACCGACAACACAGCGCAAATTAAATTCGGCGGCGGTTACGGAGATACAGGTGTTTCAATCGGCGCAACTGGTTCGATGAATCTTGACGGAGTGCTCCATGCCCAATCTGGACTTGAAACAGGGGGCGATTTACAGGTCGGCGGTAACGACATCAAGGACAGTGGTGGTAACGTCGTCCTTTCCTTTGACGGAGACGGAAACCTCGATAATGATCTTACGATTCAGTCCTCCACCGCCGCCACTAAGCTTGTTAGCACCTCCGGCGAGAGCACTTTATACATGTACGGTCGCGGTGCTAGCATGTCTTCCGGCGGGAACATCGGCGCCGTCCGGTTCTATGGAACTGAAGACGATGGCACTGGCAACTCTGCTCAAACTAGTTATATATTGGCTGAAACTGCAGAATCGGCATGGGCATATGCCTCTTCGTTAGCTACTAGGTTGAAGTTTGCTGTTGGTATTAATGGCTCAACCACGCTTGAAGAGGTTTTCTGTCTTGACGGGTCTAACAGCGACTACGCTAGGGTTGGCATTGGCACCATCGATCCGACTTATCTACTTTCGGTGGAAGTTGATGACGGTGCCGAATATATTGCACAGTTTAGACAACACAGTTCGACCGGATATGGTATTCGGATCCGAAATGCTGATGATTCTTCCGGCAGGCATGTAACATTTGCGAACGATGGCGGAACAAACGGTGGTCACATCACGATGAATGGCACCACCGTTGCTTATGGTACGTTTACTGGGTACCACCCAGCTTCGCTTCCGGCTAGCGATCATGATACTGGTTATGAATACGGAACTATTGTTAAGATTGCGTCCGTTGATTCGACAACTTATGAAAAGTCAGTAGATTATGATGTTGCAAAAACTACCACCGCACAGGACAAAGCTGTTCTTGGCGTGTGGGCGGGCAAGATGGGCGAATGTTTTAATGATGATGGCACTCCTGATCGCGAAAGCGGGAAGCATCAAATTTTTGCACTTGGCGATGGTCACGTCCTTGTTTGCTCCGAGGGCGGCAATATTGAGACAGGCGATTTTATCTGTTCTTCTAACATGGACGGATACGGAATGTTACAACCAGATGACCTTTTGCACAACTACACGGTTGCCCGAGCATCCGAGCCTGTGGACTGGTCAACAGAACAATCCAACACTAAGCTTATTGCGTGTACATATCACGCGGGATAGGTCTTTACACGAAAATAGAAAATTGGCACTTTGCTGATGATGGAACTACTTATTAATGGAAAACCGTATCTATTTCCTATTCTAATTAAGAGGATTATTAATGTCTAGTATGCTTGAACAGGCAATCGTTGATGCAGCGGCTTTGAAAGAGGCTGCGCTGAAGAACGCGGAAACTCAAATTCTTGAGAAATACGCGCCAGATATCAAGGATGCTGTAGACCGTCTTTTGAACGAGGCTCCAGAAGACGAAGAGCTTGGTCTTGAACCAGAAGAGCCCGGTGTTGAAAGTCCCATGGACCCGATGGGCGGCGAGGAAGATCCCACCGCCGAGACTGACTTGGACGCTCCCCCTTCGTATGCTGAAGGTGAGAAGCTGTGCCCTTGTCCCGACGAAGAAGAGAAGATTGAGTTGGATTTAGACCAGCTAGCTGCTGCTGTTGCTGCCGAAGAAGAGGCAGGAGGCATTGGAGCCGGCGCCGCCGAGCCCCGCGAGGATGCTATGGTGGCACTCGAAGAGGGCGAAGGCGAAGAAGATATTGATTTAACTGAGGAGCAGTTGGCTGCTATCCTACAGGAGTTGACCGAAGAGGTTAACGTGACTGTAGACGTTCAGCCCGTTCCCAATGGGCATCCCGGCGATGCCACGCGCACTGAGGTCGCGGAAGCGGAAGCACAAGGTCAAGCTGCCGATAAAGACACAGAACTCTCGGAAGAGAACGAGGATCTGCGCAAAGCAAAGAAAGATTTAGAAGAGCAAGTCACGGCACTAACCGCCGACAAAGAAAAGCTTGCTGGAGAATATAACGAATTGAAGAGTATTGCATTGAAGATGAAGGACAACCTTGAGGAGTCCAACCTTTCCAATGCTAAACTCGTCTATACTAATCGTGTACTGAATAGTGTCTCCTTGAATGAGCGACAAAAAAATAAAATTGTCGAAGCACTGTCTAACTCACGTACTGTCGAGGAAGTGAAGGTTATTTATGAAACCCTTCAGAGCACAGTGGGAACCGCTTCAACCAAGAAGGGTCCACAATCACTGAGCGAAGCCATTAATAGAAAGTCTACTCTCTTACCAAGACGCAAAACACAAAGATCAGTTGGTTCCGAGCACGCGGTAAACCGTATGCAGAAACTAGCTGGTATTAAATAAGACAAAACAAGGAGAACAATTTAAAAATGTCTATTATTAATAAACTGACTGAAGGTATTGTTGCTCGTGATGTGTCGAAGGAAGGTGCTGCCCTGCTTGATAAGTGGGAACGCACAGGTCTTTTAGAGGGTCTTGAGAATAGCCGATCCAAGGATACTATGGCTCGCCTACTTGAGAACCAAGCTAAGGAACTACTTCGTGAGGCATCCACCATGGCTGGTGGTGACGTTGAAGGATTTGCCGCTGTTGCATTCCCCATCGTACGTCGCGTATTCGGTGCCCTCATTGCGAACGATCTCGTATCTGTTCAACCCATGAGTCTCCCAAGTGGACTCATTTTCTTCCTTGACTTCCAACATACGTCTGCCAAGCTTAACGCTGCTGCAGGCGAGTCGCTGTACGGCGGCAACGTTGTTGGTCAAGAACTCACCGGCGGCGTCACAGTTGATGACGCTACCACTGGTCATGAGCCTTCCCGTTACGGCGAGAAGTCGTTCTATGGCTTGAACCAAGGTTCTAGCTCTCCCACCGGGTCTATCACTCTCGCTTCTGGCGATGTAAAGGATTCTGGCGAGGGAGTTTTCATGGTTGGTAACTCAGCCCTTACTGATAAGTATCTTCGTTTCGATCCCGATCTTGCATCTGGCTCGTATGCGCAGGTTCTTCACATGACTCTTTCTGACGAAGAGCGTGAGCAGATAGGTCTTGACGGAAGTAACCAAAACCCTGTTGCTCTGAAGATTACCCCTTCGAGCGGTAGTGGTGGATCTCAGGTTCGTCGCCTTTCCAAAGCTTCTGGCTCTATTCTCGAAGTCGTGTTCCACGGAACCGGCTCCTTCGTGAGTCTTGCCGCACAAGCTATGACCCTTACTCATCCACTGGTGGATGACTTCACTGGTACTGCTGCTGCTGGATCCAATCAGGCTCTCGGCGCGGTTGTCGGTACTGATGATTGGGGCTTGGAAGCAAACGAGGGCATTGCCGAAATCGACATCAAGGTTGATTCCATCAGTGTCACCGCTGTGACCAAGAAGCTTAAGGCTAAGTGGACTCCAGAATTGGGACAGGATCTTAATGCCTATCACAATCTGGATGCCGAGGTCGAGTTAACCTCCATTCTCTCTGAGCAAATTGCTCTAGAGATTGACCGCGAGATCGTTGAAGATCTCATCAAGGGTGCAACTGCCGGTACTTATTACTGGTCGCGCTCCCCCGGTCTGTTCGTGAAGCGTACAACCGGCGTTGAAATTGGTGCTGCTACTAAGGCTCCCGACTTCACTGGTACTGTCAGTGAGTGGTACGAGACTCTTGTAGAAACCATCAATGATGTGTCGGCTCAGATCCACCGTAAGACTCTGCGTGGTGGCGCTAACTTCCTCGTCGTAGGACCAGAAGTTGCCAACATTCTTGAGTTCACCAGTGGATTCCGCGCTAAGATCACCGCCGATGACTCTAAGGGTCAAGTCGGTGCTGTCAACGTTGGAAGCATTTCCAAGAAGTGGGACGTTTATGTAGACCCCTACTTCCCAAGAAACGTCGTCCTCGTTGGTCGCAAGGGTGGTTCCTTCTTGGAGAGCGGTTATGTATACGCTCCTTATGTGCCACTGCAAGTCACTCCCACCATCTTTGGTGTCGAGGACTTCGTGCCACGCAAGGGTGTCATGACTCGCTACGCTAAGAAGATGGTGCGTCCTGATATGTACGGTCTAGTCATCGTCCGCAGTCTCTTAGGAGAGGGTGGATCTAGTTCTTAGAACAACTAAACCTCCAAAGTAATAAAGCTCCCATCTGGTTTCGATCAGATGGGAGTTTTTGTATCTGCGAAACTACTTAATTGTAACCTCCACCGATTTACTTCGGCTCATGTATGGCTTGCCGTGCAAGGGTTTGGGGGTTACTATGTTCAATAAAACTATGGAGGTATTAATGAATGGCTTTTTCACAAAACATTGCAAGACTTCGCGATTTGCTTCAAAACTTTGAGGTGAGCGAGGTTAAGCTTCTTAAGGCAATGTCCTATCAGCGTGCAACCTTGAGTGTAGGGTCTACTAAGACTCTCGATCCTTCGGAATCGGGACGACTGGTTTTCCTTGAATCTTCGGGCGGTGCGTTTACTTGTACTCTTCCTTCCGCTGCTGCTGGACTTCACTATCGTATGATGGTAACTGAAGATACGCCTACTGGAGCAATCACGATTGCTGCTGGTTCCGCGATCCTTTTCGGTAACGTTAACGAGTCTGAAGTTGACACCGACGAAGATGCTCCCGGCTCAAGTGGTGCGACTGGTGTTTCTAACATCATCATCGGCACTACTGCCAAGAAGGGACTCTGGCTCGAATTGTACAGCGACGGCACGTCTTGGTATTTCTTCGGAAACGCTCAGATCGACGGTTCTGTTACGACTTCCTAATCAGAAGCTTTCACTTATAATAAGATTTTATCTTTCCCCGACCCCTTGTGGGTCGGGGTTTTCCTTTTCGAGAAACTAATTACGAAAGACGGAGGATATAATGAATGAGTCACCCAGAGTTAACACCAAAAAGCAATTTAAGCAAAGTAATATTATCATCGACAGGATCGACAGATGATGTTACGTCTGCTTTGCCGTATGGCATCTACACCTCCAACGCAGATTTCATTTCTGGAGCAGCCGATCAGGTAGCGTATACATACAAGAAGCTTGGCGGCGACGTGTTGGACATTGAACTTACAAATGCAAATGTATATGCATCATACGAAGAGGCGGTCCTAGAATACTCATATATCATCAACTCTCATCAAGCCAAGAACACTCTTTCTGATTATCTCGGCTCGATGACCGGTACATTTGATCATGACGGAGAACTTAAGGCAGGAGAACTTTCTTCAAGCCTAAGTGGTGCCGGCGGTATTGCATTGAAGTATCCTCGATTCGAGTTTGCATATGCACGCCGAGTCGCTGAAGGTATGGCTGGTGATGCCGGCGTCGGTGGTAACACCACTGAATACTCATGCTCCTTTAGGACCGTGACGAACTTGCAAGATTATGATTTAGATTCTATCATCCAAGATGCTTCGGATTCGGGCGTCGATGCCGCCGGAAACGTGGTGAACTTCGCCGGCTTGGTTGGAAAGAAGCACCTGACGATTAGAAAGGTTTTTTACAAAACACCACACGCAATGTGGCGATTCTATGGCTACTACGGTGGCTTGAATACGGTCGGCAACCTGTCAAACTACGGACAATATTCAGATGATTCTACATTTGAGGTGATTCCGGCATGGCAGAACAAGGCACAGTCCATGGCATTCGAGGATTCTATCTATACCAGAAACTCACACTATTCATTTGAACTCAAGAACAACCAGCTTAGGCTCTATCCGAAGCCGGTCAGTTCAAGTCCGAAATACTTTTGGATCCAGTTCACTATTCCGACCGAGCCATGGGAAACCAGCGGTTCTGCGGATATCGGAATCGACGGTGTTAACAACCTTAACAATGTGCCGTTTCAGAACCTTCCATACAAAAGCATTAACTCAATTGGCAAGCAATGGATTCGCAGATTCGCGCTGTCTTTGAGCAAAGAGGTGTTAGGTCAGGTGAGAAGCAAGTTTGCTGCGATTCCTATCCCCGGCGAGAGCGTCACCCTTAATGGTGAATCGCTGATGACACAAGGCAAGGAAGAACAAGAAGCTTTGAGAACAGAGTTGAAAGAATTACTCGACGAGTTGACATACAATGCCATGATGACAGGCGATGCCGAGAAGGTTGATCAAGTTAATAATATTCAAAAGAAGATCCCATTGTCGATCTTTGTATTTTAGGAGTAAGTTATGTCAGATCCTAAAGATAAATGGAAACAACCAGAACAGCCGCCAAGTCCACTCTTCACGGGACAGAAAGAGCGTGATTTGGTCAAGCAGGTTAATGACGAACTTATCGAGAGAGTCGTTGGCCAAGAACTTTTGTACTTTCCGCTTGATATTGAGCATACCAACTACCACTCTTTGTACGGCGAGGCGATGAACAAGACATACTTGCCTCCAATAGCCGTCAAAGCGCTTATTGAATGGGAAGGCGTGGAAACAGCCTACTTAGAAAGCATGGGCATCGATAAGAAGACAGCATTTACTGCACATTTCCACAAGAGAAGGCTCACGGAAGACCAAGACCTGTTTGTGCGAGAGGGAGACATGGTGAGATACGGAGAACAGTTCTATCAGGTCGTAACAGTCAAAGAGCCCACTCGACTCTTTGGGCAGATTGAGCATATGATGGAAGTTAGCGCGAAATGCGTCAAGGTAAGAGAGGGCATTTTCGATGGCGAATGATACAAACCATTTTGCGGACTCTTTTGCTTTATCCGAGGGAGCACCATTAAAAGATATAGATTTTCAACCAGCCGTTGTTGAAACACATGACTATGCATTGTTTAATTATTTAGATGTAGAGTGCAACTTTCATGTTAACTCCAACAAGGGCTGGCGCAAGGTGCCTGTGATATGGGTTGGAGCAGAAAGAGCATTTCAGGTTAAAGAGCGCAAAGAGATCCGCGATTCCGGTGGCATGTTAGTGCTGCCGCTGATTGCTATCGAGCGCATGTCAATCACCAAAGACCCCACTCGTAAAGGGATGATGCCCGCGAACATTCGCGACAATCCAGATGAGCAGGGCGGCTCGATCACTATCGCACGCCGCATTAAACAAGACAAGACTGCTATTGCTCGAAATGCAGCAACAAAAAGAAAATGGTCTGGCGATGAATATGATGGCGATGGTCAGCGACCCACCATGTCTAGCAGATTTAAGACCCAGAAGCAGGATGGCAAGGTTATCTACGAAACGATTACCATGCCAATGCCCAGCCGTATTTTAATCGAATATAAGCTGTCAGTTCAGACGGATTTTCACACACAAATGAATGAGATTTTGCAGGCGATCCATGCAAAGCTTAAAAACCATAAAGAATTTTTTATCAATCACGACGGTCATCGCTTCACTGCATTTTTGGATGACTTTTCGTTTAATAATAACCTTGCAACTCTGGAGGAAGAGGATCGTGTTTTGCGAACCGACATGACAATCAAGGTGGAAGGTTATTTGATCGGTGGTGGTCCCAACGATCCCAAACCCAAGTACGCTAGAAGGCAAAATGCTGTGCATATTGCTATCCCACAAGAAGGCATCCTTGTCACCGGCGCCGGATTTGTTTTTACGTTTCC